GAGCTGGCAGTCCGACCACCATGCGCGGTTCACGTCCCCTGCCCCCTCCATGCGGTCCACACCCACCCCACCACGCCAGTCCGACCAGGCTATGATAGAGGTCCGGGTCTGGCTGTCCTTAGAGGTGTCTCCGATCACCACCTTGCCGGGATAGACACTCGCCAGTGCACTCTGGACAGGGGCTACCAACGGGTAATAGACATCGTTCAGGGATATCTCGTTGACCTCGGTTACTCTTGAGGCCATTATTGCACCAGACGCACATCAGTGAGTATGGGGAAAGCCCTCCTGGCAGACGAGGACAGGCCCATCCAGAACCCGGCCATGTTGTTCTTGTTGTCAGGGTCCGTGTTAGGACCACCCGAAGCGGACGCGAAAGCCAGTCCCGTAGCTCGTGCGATCAGGTATTGTTCATCGATCTCCGGTGAACTGGAATCCGCAGTGAGGAGAGCTGGCTTGTCCCCACCCACTATCTTGAGCAGGTTGTACCTCGCCACTCCGTGTACATAGTTGTCCAGTACTATGTCCTGGGCCTCTTTGTCTATCCGCCACAGGTTACGAGGTATCCGTTCCCACTGGGCAGAGTCGTTCTTGACCACACTGATATCGTCCAACCAGACGATGCAGGCACCCAGGTCAGAGTCGTACTCCAGTCCCACCGATATGATGGCCGTATCGGTCTCTGGATTAGCCAGGGCCACCCGGCAGAACGTCCATGTGTCAGCGGAAAGAGCGGGTACACTCAGGGTCTCCAGGGGAGACGCACAACTGGCCGTGTCATCGAGGAGTATCTTCAGGTTCCCGGCACTTGTGGCAACAGAACTCCGTACCCAGAACTCTATGTAGTCATACTTACTGATGTCCCTGGATGTTATGGAATCAGTGGCGATGTCCCCGGCACTGGCTCCAGCTACTATGGTGAATCGGTTAGATGCCGTGCCCTGCTTCTTGATCTTGGTGTCAGCAGAGACGGTGATATCGCTGTCTACGGTCTCGTCGAACGCACTATCACATGCCAGTAACCGGGTGTAGTCCACGCTACGGCGGTAATAGATGTTCTGGATCATGGCCAGATCAGAAGGTATGTCGAAACGCAGCACCTTGCCGTCAGTGTGCAGGTCCAGCTTCTCAACCGGGTCATAGGCGTGTCCTGTGGCATCCAGGATAGCCTGGTTTATGAAGTCATCTACCCTGGCGGGGGGATATATGTCATCCCACAGCTCATAGGTATCGGACGTGGCAGAGTTGGCTGATACGGCAGGGGATACTGTCAGGGTGGTGCCACTGGTGGCATAGTCCGAAACCCTGGTAACCTGACCAGAGGTTCCGTCAGCGTCGTTGAAGACCACCCACTTGCCTATGTGGTTATCGTCACCACCGACCAGGCTGTTGTCCACTATGGTAGTGGTCGAGCCATTATCACTGGCCGACGAGACATATACGGCCCCGAGATTATAGCCTATTGACTGACGTAGCTGCGCTCGTGTACGCCCCTGTATGATGGCCATTGCTACTCCCCATCAATACGCCTTCTTAGTCCTGACCTTCTTGCCAGTACGTTTGGCATGAGCCTTTGCAGCTTTCTTGCCCTTCTTAGAGTAGCTGAAAGTCTTCTTCCCGACTTTAGGCATCGGCAGACTCCTCGCCGTTCACCGACCTCTCCAGCTCGAGTATCTTCTCATCTCGTTCCTGGATGGCCCTTGTCAGGGCAGACACCTGAAGCTCGAGATTGGTGCACTGGGTTATCTTCTGAGTAAGGACACTAGAAAGGTCGTTCTCAGATATCTTTATCTCTGTATCAGTCATGATGTTCCTCCTCACCACAGACTATCGTAATAGATTCTCCTGTTAGAACTCTCCTTGCGTTTGTTCCGGTGTACCCTGATATCTTCCAGGATCCTGCCGATCTCTTTACGCTGTTCAGGAGTTGGAGCTGGCTTGCTGTGCCTCATCCGCACATCTATGAGCCAGCTCTCCATCGCATTCCCGACCATCTCCTCTACCTGGGACCTTGTAGTGTCATCATCTACGAGTACCTGGAACTCGTGCCTGCGCTTGGTGACCTCATCGTACACCCGGAAACTGTACTTGTAGACCGAACTACCGGTCTCTGTGTTCATTCCCACCTGGGATGACTCTGACAGGGTCACCCCAGGTGGAGTCCATATTTCGGTTGTCATTCAAGCCCTGATATTCAACATACACCACTGGTTGTCTGAGTCTACGGCAGGTATACCCATGGCAACGCCGATGTTTGTGAGGTCAGACTCATCTGAATAGTCAGTTCTCTCTGCTTCTCCAGATTCGCCTGATGCCTGGGAAACGGCCAACCCATCACCAACAACACCTACCTGCGCCCCAAGCCTCACGGAAGCTGGCCCTGATGTCTGTATCCAGCAGAAGTAATCTGCGGTCACGGGCATACAGCTCACGCCGATAACTCCAGTGGTCATGGTCCCATCACCGTCAATGATCTTTATGTCCTTGTAAGGATTGTACATGAGCCCGAACAGGCTGCTCGTGGTCAAAGCGGTAGCAAGTCCATCCGCATCATCAATGGTTATGGACAGTCCGGTAGCACTGGATACTGCTGTATTGGATTTGACCAGATAGGTCTCCCCCTGGCCAGGGCCATCGTTGAAGTACACGTACCCATCTTTGTACTGGTTCTTAGTGACCGTCAGAGAGGTTCCACTGGTGAACGACGTGGCTCCAGCGGATGTAGCAGTCGCCGCCAGGTCCATGTCATGGGCACCCACAGCGGCTATGCCATCTACCAGGTAACCTCCATGGGTAATCGCAGTGCCACTGTTCTCGGCATAGTAGAACACCCTGCCATCAGGGGTCGTCGCCCTGGTACCGAGTTTATGCCGCTGGTCAGAAGTCTCTTGTTTCTCCATCCCGTATGCCAAATTCACTGATAGTGGGAACGCCATTTCATAACCTCCTTAAAGGTTTCGTTTTGAGCAGGCTCTATGTCCTGCGATCCGCCGATGTTTTTCTTCCCGCACAGCCTCGGCAAATCTTTACAGCTATGTGGGGTTTACCTGATTCAACTGATGCGTCTTCATATGAACACGCATCCTAGACAACGCACCCGACTTGGTCAACGCGGCCACCTGTTCACCACACTCATGGCAGGGAATCGACTCTTCATCGGTGAACTCCTCGCCAGTGTCGGTGACAGGCTCTGCATGAACCCTTCGGGCTACACACCACTTACACTCACAACTCTCACTGGGCGGACTCGGGAGCATTCCCAACCGCCCCTTCCTACGCACATAATCAGGGTTCCCAGGGAGCCCCTTGATAGGGGTCCCCACCGGGAACGCCTCATTGCCTTCCATATCCATCCCCGGAGCATGACGGTACAGGGTTATCTTGGGTTGCCATTCCTTTATGTACTCCCAGGCATACCCCTGCGAAACCAGCTCCGCTCTCTCGGCCTGTCTCTCAGTCGTTGTTACCACGCTAGTCCTCCAGTTAGGCGTACACCTAACCTAGCAATCTATCCCTATGCACTGGTAGATGGTGCTGACGCATCAAAGGTGAGCGGTGCGCCACGGGAGTCATCAAGCTCGAACACGCCGTAATCGGCGGTTATCACAAGCTCGGTGGCCCGTAGGCTGGCATCTCGTTGACGCTCGGTCCTGGTATCTACTGACTTGAGTACCGCGAGTGCGCTCTTGTCGGCGATCACACCCACCGCATCGTCAGACGAGTCGATGGAGAGGTTCCCGTCCTCGAAGATGGGCACCCCATTGAGTGGTCTCAGCCCACTGAAGAAGTTACCCAGCAGGTCCTCGCTCCAACCGGCAGGCACGGGATATGTACTCGATGCGGTCACCGCCGTATTGGCTATGTCGAACACCGCATTCGGATGCTGGAGTATGTATACCTGGGACCCGAACTTGTTCGCCTTGGTGTATGCGATGGCACCCGCCGTATTGGCAAGGCTCATGGTGGCGGCAGCAGCACCAAGGGTGGTCCCGCCGTTGAGAGCCGAGTACAGGGAGTGTACGTCGGTGTCCTTCTTTCGAGCCATTCCGTCACCGAGCTGGCGACCCACTATGGAGAAGACATTGTCAGCAGACTGCCTGACGAGCTTGTCCGTGAGAATCACCTTGGCCCCGACCTCGCTGGCCGTCAGGTCCACAGTGCTCATTCCTATATCTTCTTCATCAATGATGTCCTGCCCATCGGTCAGGTCCGAGATACTCATCTGGCCCACCTTGGGCACCGTGACCTGCTTGGCTCCCTTGGGCAAATCGAAGGACTCTATCAAGGCCAGGGCAGGAGCGTTATGTTCCTCAGTGTACCTACTCGATGCTATGATAATCTTCTGGGCATTCTCTAAGCTCCCAGTCGTCGCTGTCTGTGCCATATTAAGGTCTCCTTGTTATTATCCTAGTCCAGTCACTCTCTTAGCCGCCGCCACAGGGCCCGGCGACCGATCTCCTGCATTATAACGGTCAAGCAGGGCCGCGTCATTCGAGGCGACCTGCGGCTCTCCCTGAGAGCTGTCGAACTGCTGTGCCGGAACCTGTGCCTTTCGTAGCTGTTCCAGTTCTGCACGCATCTTGCGGTCATTGGCCATCGTCTTGGCCAATTCTTCCATGACCTCCGGGTTCTCTGCCTGCCTGAGAGTACCCAGGTCCGACATCTGGAGAGCATACTTCTGGGCGAAATGCTCAGATGCGGCCACCTTCCCGAGGATCTCGTCTCCGTACTCCTGGCCTCTCTTCAAGAGGTCCTGTTGTGCCTGCTTACTCTGCATATACTGCTGAGTACTCTGCTGGGCGAGTTCGGATTCCATGCCCTGGGACTCTAGTTGCTGCTGGTATCTCTGGGATTCGTTCTGTATCGCCGCCCTCTGTCGGAGCTGCTCATACTCAGCAGCCTGTCTCTGCATCTGCTGTATCTGCTCAGGTGCGTACTGGGGAGACTGGGGCACTCCGGGTGCAGGTGCCGGTTCTGGTGCCGGTGCCGGTGCAGGTTCCGGTGCAGGTGCCGGTTGTCCCACCTGGGCCTCTGGTACCGGCTGAGAATCCGACTCAGCCGCAGGAGCGACCTCTTCCACTGCCGGTATCTCCACGTCAGGGGAGTTGTTCAGGGTCTCTATCTCTGCCAGTATGGGATTCTGTGGCTCTGGCTCAACACCGGGTTCACTCTCTGGTGGGGGTGCCTGTACCGTTTCTTCGTTCTGTGTGACCATCCTGTACCTCCTTTGGGGTTATGTCCCTTACTTCCATATCGGCTGTGGCTTGCGAAGCCTCGAGGGATACTTGTTCAAGTAATCGTAATAGTACTCTTTGTTATCAGAACGTACCGGAGTGTTGCCGAACCACTTGATCATGACCCTGTCCAGGTCTGGGTTCTGCTCTCTTATGTTTATCCTGTGATTGTTCCTGGCCGCCTTCATGGATCTTATCACCTGAGCCCTGACCGTACCAGACATGACCTCGCTCTGTAACACCCTCTTCTGCTCTGGAGAGGCCCTGAGATACTCTCTCCAGATCTCCTTCGGGTCCATATCACCAGTGTGCCGCTTGAGGAAGTTCAAAGTGGACTCCAGTACGTCCCCCTGCTCAGGGGTGAGTCCGGGAACATCCTCGGTCTGCCAGTAGTTCGCGTCCTTCAGGGCCGAGAGCGCATCATAGTACTCTTGCACGACGGGATGATGCTCTGCCCCTATGCTCTGGTGCATCTCGAACAACTCTCTCAACCCAGGCCCTTCTTCTTCCTCTTCCATGTAATCCCAGCTAGCCTGTTCGGCCTCCCAGGCCTGTTCCAGGGTCTTGCCGTCTCTGACCATCTCATAATCGACATCCCCGGTCACCGGGTCCTTGTACCTGGTCCGTATGTCCCGGTACTGCCATGTGGCCCATCCCACGGGATCGGTGGACAGGTCGGGCTGGGCGGACCTCTTCTCTATGTCATGGAGGGTCCTGGGGTCACTACCGTACTGCTTCTCTATCGCCTCTATCGTGACCCGTTTGTCACGTCGTATCGTGGCCAGTTTCTTCCTGAACTCGGAACTGGAGAAAGCCGGGTTGTCCTTGTTCTGGGGGTCAACGACACTGGGATGGGCCTCTATGAGCCTGGCTTCTCTTCCCAGGGACTCGGGGGTGAGCTGCCTGATGTCATCCAGCATCTTGCTGGAATCATCGTACCAGCTCATGTACCCTTCCCTGCGACGGATGTCCAGTTCTTTGACCTGCCTGACATTAGAGGGGTCTCGGAATATGATCTTGCTCAACTCCCTGTAATCATCACGCCCCCTGAGTTCATCCCAGGAAGTCAGCTTCACTCCGGGCCTGAGTGGATTCTCACCGGTGAACGTGTTCCTGACCATCTGGTCATATAAACGCTCATTTGAGAGTGGCCGTAGGTTGAAGCCCAGAGCCTCTACGGTTGGAGACACCAACCCACCAGGCCCAGTACCTACCAGCCTGGCTTCTGGTGACGGGAATATGTCGCGTATACTGGCTCCCTTGTGTATCAGGGTCCACTCCACATCCGATACCGGAGAAGAGATGGTCACCTGGGGCAGCTCCTTCTCCTTGAACACCTGACTGGTAGCCGCCAGTGCCAGCTCTCCCGCTCCTATGGGAGCCAGCATATCATGTGCGAACTGTAGTCCACGTTGCAGAAGACCCCACCTGGCTATGTCACGTCCAGTATAGTCCTTGCCACTAGCCTGGTTCACCACCACCCTGGGCACAGTGCCCAGCCTGCTGTTGAAGAACCCGAGTGTGGGGACGCCGCCACCGTCATCGAGCAGACGGAAGGCATAGTCGAACTGCATCAGCAGGTCCAGCATGACCGTGTCCCCGCTCCTGCTGAAAGTAGGGAAGTCAGGGGACAGTAACTCCGTGTTGTATCCGAATCCCAGGGTGTTGTATTTGTTGGTACGGAACGGGACATACCGGTTCAGGGGTATCAGGCTACCGCGACCAAGACCCCACTTCCCATCCTTACCGCGTGTCAGACTGGTGGTCGTGAAGTGTAGTATGTTCGCCGCAACAACTATGGACGCGAACATACCCACCCAGTGCCCCATCCAGAACCTCTTGTCGGGACCACGGAACATACGGGTGTGTTGTCGCCCCATCGTCTCGAACTCGTTCAGAGAGAACATGAGCCTCTCCAGGACACTCCTGGTATTGCCCTTGAACACAGACTGTGACGCAGGCAGGGTGGACCACTTTATGTTGGCCTGCCTGGCCGCCGTGCCCATCAGTTGTTGGGCGTTGATGTCGGGTTCGAGCCTGCGTAGTATGGGTATCAGGTTATGCCTGACATCATTCAGTATCAGAACGGGATAGGTGCCCTCGAACAAACCCTCTCGCATATATTTCTCGAGTTTCTTGAACCAGTTCTTCTTCCACCATCCGTTACTCTTGGATATGGAATCGACCACCCGGACCACATCCTCCGTCTTGCCGAATATACTCTGGTCAATAGTGCTCAGACCATTCGCGTACATATTGAAATTGTTGACATCCCCCAGGTTCAGGCCCGGATTCGCTGCTATCTCTGCGTCAGAGAACCACGAGGTCTTGTCTAGCCTGAGTTCCCGTAGCTGTCGGCGACGGCCAGGTGACACCTGGGCCAACGCCATATCCTTATAGACCCTCGGTATCTGTGCCACATGGAACATGGACCCCACCACTTCCTGGAAGGACTCCTTCGACCTACCCTCTCCCATGAGCTTACCCGCACGTAGGATACGCTCTAGTGTGGCGTGGAACACACCAGCCTGGTACCTCTGTACGAAGTCCACCTGCTGGAACAATGACCCGAACAGCTTCAGTCTCTTGGGGATGAAGATGAGGTCATCGAGCTTCACGTCAAGGTCTAGTTTCCAGAATCTTATTTTCTTCTCGGCCTTGAACAGGGTCTTGACCATGTCATCCTTACCGAACATATCCTCTATCACATCAGCCGTCTTGTTCGGCATGATATAGACCATATTGACGTTCCTGGCATGTTCCTCGGGGTCTACCAGTTCGGCGGCAGTATGCTTAACCGCAG